TGGAACGCGCAGTGGATGCAAAATCCAACAGCTGAAGAAGGATCTTTAATCAAACGTGAGTGGTGGAAGATTTGGGAGAAAGATTTTATCCCACCCCTACAACACGTTATACAATCTTATGATACTGCATTCTTAAAAAAAGAAACGGCAGATTACTCTGCTATTACTACCTGGGGTGTGTTTTATCCTGATGAGGATAGTCCAGCTAATCTAATACTATTAGATTCGTTTAAAGAACGATTAGAGTTTCCAGAATTGAAGAAAGAAGCCTACGAGCAGTATAAATACTGGAATCCTGAAACGGTTATTATTGAAGGCAAAGCCTCTGGTCTACCTCTCACATACGAGTTGCGAAAAATGGGTATTCCTGTTATAAACTACACACCTAGTAAAGGTAACGATAAACACGCTAGAGTTAATGCTGTAGCGCCGCTTTTTGAAAGTGGCCAGATTTGGGCGCCTGACGAAAAGTTCGCAGAAGAAGTTATTGAGGAATGTGCATCATTTCCGTATGGAGACAATGACGATTTGGTGGACAGTACAACACAAGCAGTAATGCGTTTTAGACAAGGAGGGTTCGTGGCGCATCCAGAAGATTTAAAAGAGGATTCTTTACCTCGAATTGAAAGAACTTATTACTAATTATGATTTTAGCCGCTCCCATCGTTATTCCATTTGCAAAAGCTTTAGGTCTTTCAATCGGTACTTTAGGTATGGCTAAAGCTACAGATATGATTAACAATTACATTCAAGAGAATCCAGAACAGTCTGTAAAAATTTTATCAACTATTGTTCCAAGTATAGGTATTGGCCAAACAGTAATGAACGAAGAAAAAATATCTCTAGAAGATTTAGATGAGATGACTGATGAAGAAGCACAAGATTTATCAAAAGAAGAAAAAGCAGAACTGATGAAACAAGCTGGTAAGAGTGGTAGTAAAGACAAACGTCAGACGATGATTGATATTTCAGAAAAACTAGGATTGTCTGGTGAAAACAAAGATAAACAAGATATTGAATACGAAGTTGATGAAAGATACGAAGGTGGTGTTGAAGAAGTAAGCAAACCAAAGTTTGATTATAAAAAGTTTTTTAGAAAAAGAAGATCGAACGGCGGACCGCTGAACGATGATGAAGAATACCAACAGTCGGAATTCAGTAAAAGAGTAAACGAACTTATGGACGATGGTTTTGATTTTGGTGAAGCTGTTAAAGAAGCTATGAAAGAAGGCTACAAGGACGGCGGATCGATTGGCATAGAAGTTTTATTTGGACCAAAAGTTCCAGCGGCTCCTTCACAATTAGTTGAAGAGTCAGAAATAGTTTTAGGTTATAGAGGTGATGCTGGATATAGAAGTGGTAGTGCACAAGCATCTAGTATTGGACAAGGGAACGTCGGATCGCAAGCAAGTTTTGGTGGTGGTAAAGGCACAGATAGAAGTGGGAGAAGTGAAGGAATTAGTGGTGTAGATAGAAGTAAAGTAACTCAAGAACAAAATATAAATCAATTAAAAAATCAATTAGGAATTAAAGATCCAAACTTAATTCAAAAAACTTTTAACAAATATAATTCTTTACCCTTTGGAGTAAAGAGTGCAATTAACACAATGGCACCTGTAGAATTAATGAAATTATTTAATATAGGAAATGTAATTAATACAGGTGTTAATCAAATGAAATATCCTGATATAACAGAAGAAGACGTAACATTAGGAATAGATAATCTTAGAGCAGACTTAACAAAAGCTCAACAAAAAGCTTTAGGAAAACAAAAGATGGGCTATGAGTTAGGTTTATTTAGTATTGACGATGTTAGAAAAAATATAGAACCTTTAGGTGATCCAGATAAACCTGCAACAAATGAAGAGATAAAAGAATTTTTTACAGCAAAAGACGGCGGTCGAGTCGGATTATTTATGGGCGGCTCACCTTTAGAAGGTGAAGCATTATCTATTTACAATTCTATGAAAGCTTATGGTAATGACGATCAGACGATCGCGGATCGATTACAAGCATTGGGTATGTATACACCAGGCGATTCAACACCTACACCTCCCGGATCAGGAGATAATATTATCGAATCACAAATTAATGAAGACCGTGGCGGTATCACAGAATTACAAAAAACTTTTACAAGTTTACCAGGAGATCCAGACAATTTTAGACTATCACAATTAGAAGGAACGTCGGATTATTTTCCTCCCACTACAGCTTTAGGTAAAACTAAAAATTTTTTTATGGAAAAATTTTTTCAACCCAGAGTAAAAGGCACACTTGGTGATAGATTGTTAAAGCAGTCACAAGGCATAACCAGTAAGATTCCATTACCAGGTGCAATGTTAGCTTATTTGAGAAGTCCATTTAATCCAGATTCTCCAACTTACAACCCATTGCTTCCCGAACAATTAAACTTTTTAGAAGCAGGCACCGGAACTAGAGTAACAGGGACGTCAGATAATTTAAAACTTACTGAGGGTTTAAATTTGATAGGAAGAGATCCAAATACAGGTGGTTTAAAATATGGACCGGGTTCGGTATTAAGTGGTAAAAATGTAATATCAGGTTTTGGAACTAATAACTATGAAGCGGCTCTCAATAAATATCTTACAAGAATGAACACTTATACAAACCCAACTAAATTTCAACAACAAAAAATAGAACAAGCTAAACAAGAATTAAAAGCACTACAAGAAAAGCAAGCTCAAGATATGAGAGAAAGAGAAGCCAGCACTGCAGCTAGAGCAAGAGCAGCTAATCCAGATGTATATGCAAGAGCGGACGCATTAGGTTTTACAGACGGTAGAGGCGGAGGTTTTGCATCTAAATCTACAGGAACTAATGAAGCGTTTTCTAATAAAACTGGTAGAGGAAGGCAAGGTTATGGAGAAGGCGGCCTCGCTACGATGTTCAAGAGGAAAAGATAATGGAAATAAAATATGATCCAATTAGAGGTGCTATTGTAGATACTAAAAATGAAATAAAAGTTACTCAACCTGAATTTTTGTTTTGGAGTGCTACTCATCCCGAAAAAGTTATGATAGACCAACCTAAATTGACAAAAACTAAAGCACCTGGTAAGATGATGGTAAAAGGTGTTGAATCAATAACAATTAAAGAGAGAATATAAAAAATGGCTACTATAGACAAACCACTTTCGAACGTTACAGAAACCGTTGTTAAAGTTCCAAAGCAAGAAGAATTAATTCAAGAACGAGATGAAATTGTTGAAAGAAAAGATCAACAAGGAAATGTTGAAGTTACTATGGATGAAGAAGGTGGTGCAGAGATTGCATTTGATCCTAGAGCTGTAACTGAAGAGGGCGGTCAAGACCATTTTGAAAACTTAGCAGATTTTTTAGGAGATGATATTTTAGAACCATTGGGTGCTAAAATGGTAGACCAATACAATGAGTATAAAGAATCACGTGGTGATTGGGAAGATACTTACAGAAACGGTTTAGAACTTTTAGGTTTTAAATACGAAAGG